TTCTTCTGGTGATACTTCTTCAACTAAAGTTATAATTTTAGTGTTAACACATATAGCTTTCATTGTATAAAGATATGATAAACTAACAAACCAATTATTAATAGCTTACCATAATCTAAATCCCAGGCTGTGCCTTCACCAAAATTTTTACTAAAATTTTTTAATTTTTCTTTCATATCATTCTCCTGTTAAGTGGCGGATTTATCCCCTGCTTCCGCCGGAGCAGCGAGGACAATGGGAACTCTTAAAGCCACTGTGTATCATCATCAAACAAAAAATTATCTGCTCGTTGTGACCACGGTACTTTATTCATAGTTAACTTGTCGTAGTGTGTTCTTAAAGTTTCTAAGGCAATAGCTGTAGCCATAATAGTATCATCATGACACCCAGCAGCAGCCTCAGTTCTTCCGGAGTCGGTACTAACATAATCTTTTAATTCCTGTATAATAGTCTTAGATGCTATCCATATATCATCATTTTCTACAGCATTCTTAAGATTACCAATTATGTGTGGCTTTGTTACTTGTGTTGTTCTAAAGCCAGGTGTTGTACCTTCTTCTTTTGATATAGAAGATATTTTTGTTTGTTTATATAAATTTATATAATTCATCTGTGCTAGTCGGGATAATGTTGCAACCCCCATTGAATTACTTTCAACAGTTAGCAATGCATTATTATAGTATCTTCCTAAGTAAAATAACAAATCACCAAACTTACTTGGATCAATATAGTTATCTCTATACAAAGCAATTACTCTTCTATCTGTATCCATAACAACTGCACAGGAATAATCTTGACCTACACCTAATGCAACATCGGCAGCAAGAATATAATTACTATCCCAGTCAGGATACTCCCATATATCCAGATTACCATCCTTGGCTGTCTCCCATGTGAGTGAATCAAAATCAAATAACATTCTTTTATCTGGTTCAACTGGTATTAAGTTACTTACTTTATCTGTAGCAAATACAGATTTACCAGCTGTAATAAATGCTTCATCGGGAGTTGCTGGGTATTCCTGGCGGAACTTTAGTTCCCCACCTTCAGCAATCTTCAACCGACGCCAATAAAGCTGTCCGTCATTTAGACTGTGTTGCTCTACCAGTAGCTCCTCTTCTGAGGAACGTTCGAATCCTTCTGGAGGTTTTCTATAGTATTCACTTGTAGAAAACCATGGAAGGAATATCGGTAAGTACTCGTTCTCGCCATCTAATGCACCTTTCCATAATCTATAAAACTCACCTTGCGCACCGTTAGCTGTTGACTCAAGTATAACTTCAGTACCCGGAGCTTCAGATATACCCTGAAACAAACCAGCTAATATCTTTTCATCATGTTGCCAGAAAGCAACTTCTGATAGATGTGCTATAGTCGGTGTAGTGCCACGACCTGCCTCGGGCGATCCTGCTGTATATAGACGGTAAGAAGATATTGGTTTTTCACCACTTTCTTTTTTAAAGTGAGGTGATGATATAACAATCTCTTTTGCATTTGACTTAACTTCGTTAGGCTTATAAGCAGACTCCATGTTTCTAATAATATTTTTAGATAGATTAAATAGTGCGTCGGATGTTGCACTATCGTGAGCCATAACTACTGAACGTGCGTGCGGTGTAAAATATGTTTTCCAAAATACTCTACCAGCACAATAAGTACTAATACCTTGCTGTCTTGCTTTTAAAATAATTGCACGAACTTTACCAGTGTCCTCTAACTGTTTTTCTAAAAGTTCTGTAATTTTTTTTTGACAGCTATTAAAAGAAAAATCGATGAAGCCCCTCCTTGCATCCTTAGTAATAATTTTTATATTATCTGTAGCAAATGAAGTGAAGTCATTTTCATAATCTTTTAACTTAATTCTTTTATGTTTTTCTTCGAGAAGTTTGACTAGCTCTTTATTTCTATTCATTTAACTTCTCCTCAGATTAACTTTAAGGGGACATTTAAAATTAAACGTCTCCTTAAAGAGGGGGGAGAACTATATACTATATACTTATATAGGACCTTGAGGATAGATTTGTTTGGACTAAATATATATATATACCCTTATATATTCTACACCCCCTTACTTCTTATATACTCTTTCCTATATCTTTTCTTATACTCTTTACTCTCTCTCTACTCACTTTAATTTATTATCATAAATTCCTCATAACTTTTAATATAATACTTATAAAATTTATTATCATAAATTTTTCTTCAATATAATATTTTATTTATATAATATACACATATCATTTTAATATCACTTATTATTTCCCTTAACAATATATAATAACATTCAATTCTTTATTTCAAAAATATATTATCCCTAAATAAAATATTATATTACAAACTATAACAACTAAACAGGAGTGGATATGTCCACATTCAATTATCAAAATACACAATCAAATAATTATCAATCATATAATTCTAAAAATCCTTTACAATTATATTCTAATCCTTTATATAATCATCAACAATTTAATAATCTTTTTACTTATATTAATCAACCTAATATAACTAAACTTATTAAATCTAATCAACTACAACTATCTTTCTTTTTATTTAATTCAAATAATACTTCAATACATTTATATAACAATCAAATAAATTCTTTAATTTCTACAATTAAACAATTAAATAATTTACATCAATATATAAATTCACCAAATATTATTCAATCATTAAATAATCAACAACTTATAATTTATTATATAATCTTTAATCCTACTACTCATCAATTATATAATCAATTCCATAAAATTATTAATAAATCTTTAAATACATATACTCAAAATAATTTAAACAATATTAATAATCAATCTAATAACTCTCATAATAATTTTAATCAATTATTAACAACTAATACTCCAACCTAAACCTACCTTATAATAATAATTATATCTAAATATAATATATATATAATCATATCAAAATATCACTATTATATATTTATAATTATTATTATAATTCTTTACTAAAATAAAAATTTTTTTGTACCGGCATCCGTAAAAGCGTGCAGATCTTGTAGCACTGGAGTTTACTTGAAGTTATTCTGTCAGAATTCTGACAATATACCCCGCGTCCTATGCAATAGTGTAACATTTGTAACACCTCCTTTACATCTTCTCTTAAATTTACTATCGTAAATTTTTCAATACTCTTTTCTTTTAACAAATTCGGAGATTAAAACCATGGCTATAGAAACATTTAGCTTATACGATAACTATGAAAATAATTTCGTAGTTAAAAACGTATCTTATGAAGAAGCCGCAGCTCTCAGAGATTCTAAAGAACCTGTTGCTACTCATAATTATTATGATGCATATCAATATGCTATATATTCTGATACATATAAATGTGATAATTGTTATCATAAAGAAGACTTTAATCATTGTACATGTGAAATACAATATGATTATATTCGTGTATGCGGCTACTGCCACCATCAAATATAAAGAGAGAGTGAGAACACCAGAGTTTTGTTATAGTTGCTCTGGTGTTCTCTAAATATTATTAAACATCCGTCAACCCACAACCGAGGAGAATACATAATGCTATTCACTAAACTAAATAAACGTCTCGATGACGAGTTCCTTTTAATCTACACCAAGCTTAAGACTATCGAACATAAACTCGATGCTATCTTAGATAACAACAGTGCTGAAGAACTATTATCACCTTCAGAAATAGCTATGATGCACTCTTGGCGTAACCAAGCTAAAGCTATGGACCAAGAATCTCGTACTAATGAAGCAGACAATACACCTACAGGTCAATAGTCTCTTTATTAATCTCTCTAATTCTCTTTAAATTTGCTAACGCAAATTTTTCCTCACTATCTTCTCTAACTAAATATCTTTTAAAGATACATGATGTACATACATCAATTGAGAAGTAAGTCAGACCTGAGTATAGTCTGTTAAACTGCTCATTAATTTTAACCATCTAGCATAAGGAAGATACTATCCATGCAAAACTTTGAAGCAAGAAATTATCGTATTGATAACGTAGAATTAAACTGGGCTAAACTATCTAAACCAGTAAACCCATTCGGCACTGAACAATGGGAATTACAAGTAGCTACTACAGATAAAGCTGTAGCTGATGATTGGTCTGCTAATCATTTCAATGTAAAGCAAGACAAAGTTGATTCGTCTAAATTTACTATCAGTCTCAAAAGAAAAGCTGTTAAAGCAAACGGCGATGCTAATGCTCCTGTAAGAATCGTTGATGCTGCAGCTAATGCTTTATCTCCTGAAAAGATTGCTCAAATCGGCAACGGCTCAATCGGAAATGTTATTGTATATCAATACCCATACTCAACCGCTGGTCGCGAAGGTATTGCTAATTCATTAACAGCTGTACAAGTTATAGACTTTAAAGAATATGCAGCACCTGTTGATTTCGAACCTATAACAGCAGTTGATCCTATCGAAAACAGCAGTAATGAAATGCCGTTCTAGTTAATATAATCTCTGGAAGATGTGCTCAGCATGTCTTCCAGTTATATTTAGTTCAACCAACATCCGTAAAGGAAAAGTTAATGAAATATCTTATTGTAATATTATCTGCATGTGCTCTAAGCGCATGCTCATTTATGCCTAAGCCTCTTAACAATCCATCAGTATCTACATTCGGTAAGAAATGCCACGGCGATGCTTGGAGTTATGTATGGATTCATGACAGAGATACACCACTCTCTGCTTCATCTGATCAGTGTAAGGAGTAATCATATGGCTATATACAGACAACCTCGTAATGGTAAAGACTTCTGGCGTACTAGTTCCTACAGATTTACTGTAGCATCTAAAGATGATCCAAGTCTTATTGATCTCAGAACTAATATCGTTAAACATAATGCATCAGTCAGAGATCGTGCAAGAACTTATCAAACTCTTACAGAATACGATAAGCTCTATACAGTGCGCCTTATGGCACGTGGTCCACGAAGATGG